TTTGCTGTTTCAACTGCAGGATGTATACGATTAACAACTATAGGAGCTTGTCCTCTAGCTTCTAATGTTTCAGCCTGTTCTTTAGTCCATTGTCTACCTAAACGAAATTCCTTATCTTCTTTAGCTTGTTGAGCCCAAGAATCACGTTTTTTACTATAATCCTTAAAAATACGTAATGTTTCGTTTACTATATCTGGTGTTTTTTTATTGTTATATTCCAATATTTTGCCTAGTTTTTATCAACTTAATATACAACCTAAAGGGTCATCCAATCAAGCTTTTTCTTTGGTTTCTTTAAATAATCATCATCTTTATCAAAATCTTTCACTCTAGAAGGTTTTGAACCGTCTAAAGCTGTCCATACAGCATCCATTACATCGTCATGTTTACCTCTAGGATAACTTAAAAATTCTTGTTGAGCTATATTGTCTTGAGGTCTGAAATAAAAAGAACCTTTAGCAAATAATGGAACTAATGATAATAAACGTTCACTTTTTCTATTTCTGGGCTTTACACCCTTTTCAAGACCAGGTATATATAAACTTTCTTTTAACATAAGTTCCCTAACAGCTGTTCTAAGAGCTTCTTGATAACCTACTGTTTCTATCTTCATCCTCCTAGGCCTATACTTCTTAAAAACGTCGATAAGTTTTTGAGGCTGCTCTGCAGGACTAATTCTATCCCTATAAACATCAACAATATACTTATTATTATCGGAGTCAATACCCATTGTAGCAACAACAAAGTAATCGGCAGTGGAAGCAAGACTACTAGCAGGGTCAACTCCGCAATAGATTTCAATTGGTTTAACTTCTTCTTCTCCATCTATAGTCCTAACTAGACAATTTTGTCCATTAATTCTTTTGTAGTCATAATGATGCATCTTTATCCATTCTGGTTTAAACGGAGCCATATCAGGAGATTGAGCTATATTCATATACTCTTGATAGAAACCATTTAAGTTTCCTACAGATGCAAACTCTTTCTTTATTTCATTAATACGTGATTTAGGAAATCTTTCAGGCCATATACTTTTTTCATCTTCGTCCCATATAGAATACCATAAAACATTCCATGCTGGAGAATCTTTTGCCCAATACAAGAAACAATCTTCAGATATTACAGTTCCTATCATAGCTATTTTACCTTCATCTGATAATGATGGTATCACAGCTTCTGTAATCCATTTTCTGTTCTTAGCTCTAGCTTCTGGTGTGAACGCATTTAGCTCTGACTCAAAGTCATCTACTATAATAAGGTTAGGACGAGTATCTCCTTCAATAAAACCCCTAACTCTTTGTCCAGTACCTACAGCTATAATTCTAGCTCCATTAGCTAACACTATATCATTATTGGTCCACCTTCTTGCTGTAGTAGGACCAAGGTCTCCAAATATAGAACTAAATTTATCTGAATGTGTTAAGTGGTATTTGATACGTGATAAGAAGTTAATAGACTGAGTTTGTGACTCTGATATAATTACAATAAATAAATCTTCATCTGTCTTTTTAAATGCTATTCTCCATAGTGGAAAGATGAGGGTGGTAACTGTAGATTTGGCTGTACCACGGGGAGCCGCAATTAACACCCTCCTTTTGTCGTCGTTAGCGAGATTAGCGTACACATCTTTATGGAAGGGGGGTGTACTCTTTCTCAATGCTGTAGGGAAGCAGTGCCTTCCGAACAGTGCCATATTATTACGAAGCTTTTTTAAAGCCTGCATTTGGCTATATTGTTCTTCGTAATCCATCAATCAGTAACTTTATGTATTTTTCTTAAAAATTCTCTAGGTAATCCTTCAGGAAAAGCATATGTAATACCCTGTGCGTTAGGGTCGCCTTTTACTTGTAATTGCCTAGATTTAATTCCATATTTATTTAAAAAATGTTTTGGAACATGAAATTCAAGTAAAGGGCCATAAGGTTTAGCCGCAATTTCTGCATATTTTTTTTGTCTAACAGGAGAAATTCCTTGAAGTTTTAAAAAGTCTAGCTTCTGTTTAGCTTCAAGAGGTATTTTTGTAGCGTAATGTTTTGCAAATTCTTTATTAGTAGAAGTATATAAAGAGCCAAATTTAGGTAACTTTTCAAACATACCTCCATGCCTAGCTCCAATAGCAGAGCCTTCACCTCCAACAAAATGCCCACCTTTAGTCATTGTGCCTTTAAACCATTCAGGATAACCTCTATAAACTTTAACAAAACTTTCTTGAGGTAAATTTTTAATTTTTTTAATAGTTTGTACTTGAGATTTTAAAA